TTTTTTTGAGTGAGAGAAAAAGAAAATGTCTGTCTCTCACTCTCGCCCATTCCTCACGCGCGTACCCGCGCCCGCGATACGCGCCTGTCGGTTTCCTTCTATATGTAAATGGTCATAAACTTAACATAACATGCAGGGATTCAAAGCGGCATCCGCCGCTTTGTTTTTTCAAATGTCCTGTTCGGCGTCCGGAGAATCGAACTCCGGCAAAAGCCACAACGCCGATATGGGGCGAAACGCCCCGTGATATTATTCTGCTTTGTCCGCCGTCGCCGCCGCGAGGAAGGCTTCCATCTCCTCGTACTGCACGACGACATTCTTCGCATTGCCGTAAGCGCTTTTCAGTTCTGCCAGCGTGTCCCTCACAATCTCGATTACCGCCTCCGGCACATGCACATTTTCGGCTTTTTCGGGCACCCGGCACGGTTCACCGTCCGGGGCGGACTGCTCACATACCTCTGCCGTCTCGGTTGGCTCTGTTTTCACCGCCTTCTTCCCGTGCCGCTGATACTGCCCGTAGGTCATCTTGTTGATCTCGCCCGCATTGTACAGGATCTTCGCGATCTCGTCCTTGCCGACGGCATTCAGATCCGCCAATATGCCGATCTGCTTCTTCGGCTCCTTTGCCTCCTTGTAGGATCGCACGATCTCTCCGTAACTCATCTGCATCACATGTCACCCCCGATCGCATTGCTCATCGCATCCAGCACACGGTGCAGACCCACACGGATCTTCGCAGCCTCGCCCTCGTCCGCATCGTCCAGCAGCGCAAAGATCCGGTTGAAGGTCTCCTGCAGCTGCTCAAAATAGATTGCAAACTTCTGCACAACCGGCGCGGCGCTGGTGCGCAGCTTGTCCTCAAGCGCCGCAGCGCGTTCCTCGGCAGCACGAAGCGCTTCCGAATATGCCTTTTCCGCCTCGGCCTTGCCGGATGCCGCCGCGTTGTCCATTTCCGCCTTCAGCTTGTCCGCCCGTGTCTTTGCCTTCTCGGCATCGGATTTCGCTCTGGCAAGCGCGTCCGCGCTCTCGCGGCGCGCCGCCTCGACCGCCGTGATACGCGCATTGTCCGCGTCGGTGCGGCGGATATATTCGTTCATGTCCACCTGTGCGGGCGCAGCCGCCGCTGCCTGTATCTTTCCGATCTCGCCGCGCAGGGCTTCGATCTCGGCTTCCAGCGCGGATTTCTCGTCGGAGGCTGCCGCCAGCTCGGCGTCCAGCGCCTCCGCCCTGGTTTCCGCCGCCCGGCGCGCCTCCACCTCGCGCTCCAGCTCGCGCGTGGACATCGCCGCCACATCCTTTTCGGCGGCAAGCTCCATGCGCTCCGGCATCGGCAGCCCCATCAACGCCACCGCCTGTGTGTAGCTGATCTCGGCAAAGACCTCTGCCGGCGCTTTGCCGGTCAGCAGGTTGATCTGCTGACTGCCGTATTCCCTGTAAATACGCATCAGATTGTTCGCCGTGGACTGCGAATAGTCCACATTTTCGCAAAGCCACTTTTCCCACTCGCCGTGGCCGACCAGCTCCTTTGCCTCGCAGAGCCGGGCGCCGATCTCCATCGACGCCGCCAGCATCTGCCGTTTGGTCTGTTCCTTGATAAAGTTGATCTCCCGCGCGATCACACCCGCGTCGCGCATCACGATGCCGTTTTCAGACATGGTCTTTTCTCCTTGTATTTCAGTTTGTCAAAGCTGCCGCGCAGACGCAGACGCAGATCTTTCGCGACGTGCATCTGCCACAGCCTGTAGCAGGCGGCAACGCGCCCGTCGTTCTGCGGCTTGATGCGGTTATGTGCGCCGTAAGCCTGGCGAACTTCTGCACCGTCGATCTCGATCGTGTACAGGCTCTTGTCCGGCGTATCCGCGCGACGCAGGAACACAATGTTCGTCTTGCCATCCATGTGCCGCCCGGCGTAGCCGCCCACGCAGTGCCCGAGTGCCTTGCCTTCCTCCACAATCTCGCGCGCCGCCAGCGGAAAGCGGAAGACATAACCGCCGATACGCCACTCGTACCTTTTCGCCCGCGTTTTCAGCTTTCTCTGTTGCGCCTTTGTCAGTTTGCGAAAATCCGCCAGCGACAACCCGCGAATCGCCGCATCGTGTGCCCCGTGAAAGTCCTTCGGCAGCGCCACATTGTGCACGGTCAGATCGTAGCCCATCTGCCGCGCGCCGCCGATATAGTCCAGCCAGTCGGACAGCGTGATCTTTTTCTTTTCGACATAGTTCCGTGCCTGCACAAGCGACAGACCGCAGCTTTGCAGCGCACGGACAAGCTTCTCTGCGCGGTCGCCGGCGGCGCGAAAGGCAGCATCGAGCGTCTGCATGTCAAACGTGCCCTTGCAGTCGCGGTACAGCTTGAGCAAATCGCGCGACCCGCCCTCCGCAAGGTAGGCTTTTGCCGTCTGCCGGTCCAGCCGCAGAAAGCCGTCCACCGTCTTTGCGTTCCAGTCCAGCAGCCGTGCATTCTTGCGGTTTTCGTTCACAAGATCGTTCACCGCCCAGTGCAGCCCCAGCTTCTGCACCATCTCCGTCTGCGGATATTCCGCAAACCGGCAGAGGTATTTCAGCGGATAGTACCCCCGGCAATCGCTGTAGCCGTAGCCTACATACACAGTCTTTTCTTCGCAGTTATCATAGTAGGTCTGCCCCTGATGATACCGCATAAAACTCTTTTCCAGCCGCGCTGCGCCGCAGATGCCGCCGAGCGGCTTGTTTGCCGGCTCGTCAAGCGGCGTCTTCGCCCGGACGAACCTTGCGCGCGCGCCGTACCAGTTCTCCCGATTCTTTTCGCACACCCACTCGCCCGGCCGCAGGCGGTATCGGTACTTTTCACTGCCGAAGATCGGGTAGAAGTCGCCCTCCGGCTCGTCCGCGCCGTATCGCACCGCCGTGTCAAACACGCGGATATAGATAAGATCCGCGGCGGCAACATGGATGTAGGCGATCATCCGATCTTCAAACAGGCTGTTGTAGGACCGCATCCGAAAATCTTCCTTTACCGTTGCCATGCGCCCACACTGCGGGCATTCGGCGTCCGCGTTGTGCCACTTTGCAAGCATGCCGCCGTTTGCAGTCTTCACTGCGGCGGTCATTTCGCCCTCGTCCAGAAATGCGCCGCAGCACGAGCACCAGCCCACGCGTGCCGCGCGCACCTCGCGCGACGGCTTTGTGAAGATGTACGCACGGAAGAACCGCTTCACATCCTCCATCAGCTCGCCGTCTGTAAACGGATAGCTGCTTCGTTCGTCCTCGGGGTTTATGTAGAACGGCTCGTCGTCCGAAAGCTCGCCGTCCCGCACCTCAAAAAGTTCGTCTGCCATGGCCGCCTCACAAAATGTCTTCCAGCGAAAGCGCCAATCGCTTGGGCTTTTGCACATCTTCCGGCTTCGCCGCATCCCCCACGAGGTCGATCGTCATCTGAAAACTGACCTTCGCGCCGGGAAAGTAGAATGCCGCCGCGCGGCTGTAGGCGTCGAGGTCGGACAGGCAGTCTCCCACTCCCTTCGAGACGGCGGCAAGGCACTTGTCAAAGTCCTTTGTCTGCGCCACCGCCTGCGCAAACTCGCCGTCCTGCCGGCAAAAAGCGATCAGCGCGTCGGCAACCGGCGCACACAGGACTCTTGCGTATTTATCTTTATTGGTCGATTTCTTGCATGTTTCCAGATAGGCGATTGCCTCCGGCACGAAGACCGCCGCATGTTCATTGTTCATCTCTGTCTCCTTTCAAGGCGTGACAGCCTGTCACGCCTTCCTTTCACACCACATTGTGCAGCACCTGCGCCACCGCCTGTGCCTCCGCCTTGGTGTACATCTCAAGGTCATCCGCACCGAACCGCAGCAGCACCGCGTCGCCGCGCACAAGCGCACAGCCGTGCAGCGCGGTCGCGGTCGCATTCAGCTTGCCGTCCGGGCGGTCGCCCTCTCCCGTGACCAGCACAAGCCCGTTCTCCGCGCTGCGATACCACAGCGACCCGCCTACAAGGCAGGACAGCATCCGCCCGACCGGGCTGCCGTCGTTTATGCGCTTGACATACGGCCGCACATCCGCCGGGATGACCACCACATAGTTTTTCTCGGCTTTTTTCACAGATCCGCCTCCGCCGCAGCGCGGGCAGCATCTTCAAGCGGGCTGTTCTGCGGCAAAACAACCGTCACCACAGGCAGCATCTCCACGACCGCATCGGCAATTTCGGCGGCCTCTTTGCCGGCGCACTTTTCAATTTGCGATGTCGTGATCTTCAGCGCCGCCAAAATATACGGCAGTTCTTCGCGACAAAACGGATTGATTGCATCGGTAAGCACCACCGCGTAGGTCTGCGCAGCCTGCTGCAGCAGACGCGCATGTGCTTCTCCCGGCTCAGTCCCTGAAAGCACAAGCTGTTTCAGTTCCTCCAGCTTCGCATAGGCTCTTTCTCTTGTTGTCATCTTCCATTCCCGAGCGGGATCTCGTGCCGCTCGACTCCTTCCTTGTATCGGATTGTGATTTCAATTTTCTCCGGCAGCTCGCGCGGCTCGGGAAGCCGTGCAAGATAGGCCTGTACCGTCGCGTTCATCTGCGCCCGCACGGCTTTGTCAGTTCTCCCCGGCAACGCCCGACACCTTCTTTCCTTCGACGCGGTCCACCGTGATCTTGTTCCCGCTGATGGCAATGCGCACCGTGCAGATCGCCGGCACAACGACCGCCACCTTCTGGACGTCCCCGCGGCCAATCAGATCCACCAGCGCGCACAGCGCAAAGACCGCGCCGTCGGCAAGCGGGACAAGCCCGCGCGCCTCCGCCCCCGCACCGAACAAATCGTGTACGATCTTCTTTGCCTCCTTGGCGGCATTGACCCGCTTGCGCCGTGCCGTCGCCTCGAAGCAAAGGCATTCCGCCGTCGCCTCCTCGTCGGTTTCCGCACCTGCGAGCACCTGCCCGCAGTATTCGCAAGTTCCCATGTCTGTTTCCTCCTTCAATCTAAGTACAATTCAACCGTATCGTTCTCTGTGACGGCGGTGCGCTTGTGGAAATCAGTGACCGTGCCGGAGACTTCCGCGACGCCTTCGCCGTGTGCTTCCTTTACAAGGTCGGCAAGCTCGTCCAGCCCCAGCACCTTGGACACACGCACATCCGCACTCGCCGGGCAAGTCGCCAGCAGGTGCATCAACTCGTATACCTTCACGCCCTCTCCCTCCTTTCGTAGGGGATCTCGCAGAAGCGCAGCGCTATGGGGAAGTCCGACGCATGGAATACCCCCGGCACAAGCCCGGCGTGCGGGTAGAGCCGGATCACGCCGCTGCGGTTGTCCAGATGCCCGCGCAGCGCCCCGGTAAACATGCCGAAGCGGTAGGCGTTCACCACAAACGTGCCTGCGCCGATCTCGCGATCGACCTTAAAGACGATTCCGTCCCGCATCGGGTTCACCTCCTGCCCGCCGAAAGGCCTCCCGCACACGCCGCTTGGCAATCCGCGCCGCATAGTGCGCTGTAATCTCCCGGTCAAGCCAGGCGACGATCGCGTCCCGGCTCTCCACCGCCTCCACGGCGGCGCAGACGACCGTAAACACCGCCAGCACAAACCCCAAAATCAAAAGCTCGTTCATGCCGTTTCCTCCTTTGCCGTGCCGATCCCGAGGTTCTTCAGCTTTTTGAACTTCGCCTCCAGCTTCCCGATGTCCAACCCCCACGCCTTGTAGGCGTCGTCGGTCGGTACAGACAGGTTGTCGATCAGCATCAGCCCGTTCGAGATTGTGTACTCGCGCGCCACGCGCTTCAGGCGGCTGAGTGTCGTTGCCGAAGCGTCCGGAAACAGCTTCCGCAGGTCTGCTGTGTACAGCGCAAAGGTGCTGTAATACAGCTCCACCGCCACCTCCACGCTTGCGATTCTCGGTGTGTTCATGCGTCCGCCTCCTTTCGTTCTTCAAACAAATCGCTGATTGTGCAGCCGAGCAGCTTTGCAATTTTCGGCAGCATGTCCGCCCGCGGCAATGCCGCCCCGGTTTCCCACATGGAAACAGCAGACTGTTTTACGCCGAGGCTGTCTGCCATTTCTTTTTGGGTGATGCCCGTTCTTTCTCGATATTGACGAATGCTCTCTATCATTTTGCCCTCCAAAATATTAGTTTACTTTATAATATATCAGCAAAACTAATTTGTCAATAGGAAAATATAAATTTTATAAATAAAATATTGCGTTATCAAATAATATAAGTTATATTGATATTCAAAGAGGTGATAACATGCAGAACCGAATTAAAGAATTGCGTTTGAGTAAAAAAATTACGCAGGTGGAGCTTGCCAAGCATTTAAGCGTATCACAAGGTACGCTGTCGTTTTGGGAACAGGGGAAATATGAGCCCGATAACAAGAGCCTCACCAAGCTCGCCGATTATTTCGGCGTATCGGTCGATTATCTTCTCGGCAAGACCGACATCAAAAAAACGCCCCACGGGAGCGAGGCGCTTCAGCAGCTGCTGGACGAATCGAACGCGCACATGGCGGTCGTCATCGGAAAAGGGAAGGAGCGTCGGATCATCGAAGTCCCCGCCGACGCCGAGGAAATCATCCGCTCCACGCTCGAGGCATTCAAAAATAAATAAGAAAGAAGCGGTACAAGCGCGGCTAAGAATGCACTGGAACTGGTGACATTTTTCGACAAATTTGTTAAAATCTCCTTAGCGAAACCCTGAAATTTATTTTTAAGGAGATTTTAACCATGGAGAACATCATTCGTATTGCCGACGATTTCGCAAAACAGTACAAACTCGCCTTGCCCCTGCGCCTCGACACCATGAGGCATCTTTGCGATGCCCTCGGGTATAAGCTGTTGACCTACGCCGAAGGCGCCCCCATCCTCGAAAAATTGTCGTTCGATGACTATATGCACTGCCCGGCATTTTGCACGCGCGTGATGGATTGCAATGTCGTGTTTTATGATGATACCTGCAGCGTCGGCACGCGGCTGTTTTCCCTGGCACACGAAATCGGGCATATCGTGCTGCGGCATATCGCAACCGGCGCACTCGGGTATGACGCATCTGATACTGCCCAGGAGCGTGAGGCGGATGCCTTTGCCTACGCTTTGCTCGCGCCGCTCGATGCGCTGCGCGCAGCGCGCGTCCGTACCGTCAAACAGATCCAGCGGATGACGCTCCTGGACCGCGAACGCGCGGCGCATGTGCTCGCGGAATTACAGGCAGAGCAGCCGGAGACGCCGCAGGTAAAGCCGGCTCGCCCGCTTCTGATTTTCTATACAAGCATCGGCGCTGCGCTTGCGCTCGTCATCGCGTCTGTGTCAGTAGTGATGTATTTTCGAACCCCCACATACACGCACGACACAGCGCAGTCGCAGACATTCGTCATCACCGCTCGCACACATCGGCAGGAACCCGCCGAATCGACACTTGCTGCCGCAGCCCTCTCCGCCGATGAACCCGAGCAGGAAGAAATCGTCTATATCACAAGCTGCGGCAAGCGGTATCATAAAGCGACTTGTTTTCAGATTCAACGCAGAAGCACGCACGCCGTCTCCATATCAGAAGCGGCCGCGCTTGAAAAAACGCCCTGTAAATGCTGCTTTTGCGACTGAAATCAAGATTTTAATTTAATAAGGAGAAAAAACATGAAGCATTTCTTTTCTGCATTGTTTGGATACATTTTTGACTTGATATTGAAACTTGTCTTTTCCGTTGTAATCGTGCCGCCGTTCCTTGCTTTGAATGCGCCTGCATGGCTGCTTGCAGCAGTTGTCTTGCTTTACCCCCTGGCATTTAAGTATCTGCCGACAATGACAACGATAGCAGATATTATCTTGTGGATCGTCGGGCTTGTCTGGGTCATCTGTGGCAAAACGCTTTTTCGCGGCATAATCGGGCCTGCCTTCCCGATCATATACTATGTACTCTTTGCATTGTTCTTTCTCTATTTGCTGTCTGCCGCCTGTAGCGCAAAAAGAAAAAGTCTTGCGGCACGGAGAGACAGCGCACAGCGCGAGAACAATACGGCACAAATGGATTGCTTACAAGATGAAAGCGAACTATGCGAAGCATCCGCAAAAACAGAGCAGGATATGCAGACATATAATAGCTGCGTGCATGCGATCGAAAGAGCGACCGGATTCATTGCAACTTCAGTAGTTACGCTTGCAAGTCACACAGAACGCGGTCATGCTGAACTCTGCGATTTGGTTCTGCCGTTCTTTGCATTGGGCGCTTTGGAAAGCGAGTATCTCGAACCGGGCGCTACGTATACAGTGATGCATAGTGACACAGATGCTCTTATTGACGACCTGAGCCTCTGGGTTGGCGAATATGTGTATAAAATAGCGGCTTTGCATGACATGACAGATTTGTTTGAGACGATCCTTGCAAAAGGAAATAAATATCGTTTCTATGTGTCTGGATTCTTAAAGGCACATGCCGATGACAGCATCCGTTTGGTATGTTACGAACTGTTTGATGCACTTAGTATTTCTCGGCTCTACCTGTCCGAAGAAGATGTCGATTCTGTCGCTGATGCGGTAGATGAAGCCTTTGGACGGATTATGTATTTGACTATGAAAGACTGCTTGCGCGAGAAGGACTGATTTTTTGTGCAAAGTCAGAATCGAGGTGACACCGATGCCCATCTACAAAACCAATAAAAAACGGGACGGGCTGTTCCTCTACACAGTCCGCGTCAACTATACCGACAAAAACGGCAAGGCACACAGCCTCACGCGCACGGCCGTTGGCGCCGAGGCGGCAAAGCTGCTTGAATCCCAGCTTACAGCCGAATATAAGACCGGGCAAATCACGCCCGCCGAGCGCATGACCGTCGGCGAGCTGGTGAAGAGGTACCTTGCCGCCAAAGAAACGGAAGTCCGCCGTGCCTCTGTGGAAAAAACGCAGCGCATCATGAATCGCTATGTGCTCCCCACGCTGGAAAAAGAGCGGCTTGACAGGCTGAACCGACAGAAGATGCAGGACTGGAAACTTGCCGTTTCTGCGCTCGGGCTTTCGCTGCGCACAAACAAAAATATTTACTCCGAATTTCGGGCAATGCTGAATTATGCCGTCAAGATGGAGTATATAGCGCAAAATCCGTTGACGGCGGTCGGCAATTTTAAGGACACCGATTTCACGCCACCGCAGGAAAAGCTGCACTACTATACCGCAGACGAGTTTTTGCGGTATAAGGCGGCAGCACTGGCGGATGCAGAGCGGAGGGAAACCCTCTCCGAGTATGCCTACTATGTCTTCTTCTGCATCGCCTACTATATGGGGATGCGCAAGGGTGAGATCAACGCGCTGCGCTGGTCGGACATCAACGAGGAACTGCTCACCGTCCGCCGCTCCGTCTCGCAGAAAGTCAAGGGAGAAAGCGCGGTTGAAACGCTGCCTAAGAATAAAACATCCTACCGCACCATCGAAATCCCTGCGCCACTGATGGAGATTCTCGCAGAATACAAAAAGCGCCTCGAAAGTCGAGACGCTTATCGGGATAACTACCGCGTATGCGGCGGCGGGGAAGAGGGAGTCTTGCCGGACACCAGTCTTTCCAATCATAATGTACGCTATGCAGATGCCGCAGGCCTTGCGCACATTCGCATCCACGACTTCCGGCACAGCCATGCCAGCCTGCTTGCCAACGAGGGCATCAACATTCAGGAGATTGCCCGGCGGCTCGGGCACGCTAAAATCGAAATGACCTGGAACACCTACGCGCACCTCTATCCGCGCGAGAGCGAGCGTTCACTTTCTGTCCTCAACAAAGTAAAATGACAAAACCGTTCCGCACATCTCCCCAAATTCGTGTAAAATTCGTGTACGCAAAACAGAAAAGCCCGCAAGCACAAGGCTTGCGGGCTTTTTGGTGGGAGCGGGTGGAACTATCACCCCCATTTCACCGCATTTCACGCATTGTCTCCGCCTCTCGAAAAACCGCACAACCATGCGCTTTTTGCGCTTTTCGTGTCTGCACGCGCAACCGCAAAAATGCAAATTTTCAGAAAATTCGTGTACGATTCGTGTACGGTTCTATGGGCAGGGGCACTCCTGCCCATAGGTTTATTTTAATACCACACCGATTTGCTCACGCCGAACGCGCTGTACAGCGCGCGGCGCACCTTCTTCGGCGTGTCCGGAACGGCGGCGTCGATCGCCTTCTTCATTTTTCGCGCCTTGGAAAGCGCGACCGTGTTGCCCGCCTTGTCCTTGTCCGATGTGATGCCGCGCGTCGCCGCGTATGCCGCAAGGAATTCATCCACGCTGCCGCCCGCGTCCTGCACGGCGGTGTACTTGTCGTGCAGCTCGTCCGAGATCAGCTCGTACATCGCCTCCTCCTTCGCCGAAGCGGGCAGCGAGCTGTCTGCGATCGCCGTCGCGCGGTCCGCGCTCGTGATTTTCTCCTCCTCCCGGCCATAGGATGCCGCAAGCACCTTGTAAATGTCTGCGTCCTTGCCGCCGCGCCGCCGCAGCTCGTCGATGAAGTCCTGCGCGTCGTCGTTCGCGAAGTAATGGTAGTAGACCGTCGCTTTTTCCGCGTCTGTGAGGATCAGGTCGTGCTTCAGATATTCGCGCTTGTCGGCGACCTTCTCTTGCAGCACAAACCCGCTCATGAAGCGGTAGACCTTCATGTGATCGACCTGCAGCGTGACCTCCAGCGCGTCCATGACCGCCTTTTCGTTGGTTGTCGCCACATCGCCGTAGAGCAGCAGTGCCTTGAGCCGCCCATTCAAGGGCAGGTTGTCGATTTTCTCAACCTTCGCCGCCTTAGAGGCTGCCGATGCTTCTTCCCGCAATTCGCTGTATTCTTGCGCTTTTTCCCGTTTCTGTTCCTTCGGCAAGTCTTCAGAAACTGCATCCTCGGCAATCCTCAGCTTTTCGGCATAGGAGTCTTTGACCGTCTTGCCTGCGTTGTACACATCCTGCAAGGCGTCGAAGCTCTCCTCCGGCTTGCCGCCCGCCGCACGCATCTGCTGCCACAGCGCGGTTTCCTCTGTCGAGAGATAACGCCCGCCGAAGAAGCTCTCGCGATATTCCTCGTTCGCCGTCGGGCCGAACAGCACCGCGCGGATAGAATCCCACAGATTCATGTCGGACGCAAACATCAGCTTGCCGCTGCTCGAATACATGCCCTTGTCGGCAATCAGCTTTACTCCGCGCGCAGTTTTCTTGATCTGCGAGCCGAACGGTCTCCATGTCGCCAAATCGGACGGGATCTGCGCGGCGGCGCCCTTGAAGTCGCCGCTTGCCGCTTTTGTCACCGCCTTGATCTGCGGCAGCGGCAGCTTGCTGTTTGTCACGCCGAGCATCGCAAGGATGTTGTTGACCAGCGGCACATCGTCGCCGACTTCATCGCCGAACGCACCGATCGCATTCTGCGTCGAGAAATCGCCGCGCGCTCTTGTGCCGAGCTTTCGCTCGCCGGTCATCGTCCGGCAAAGGTCGTCGGCAAGCGTCAGCAGAAAATCGTTGCCGGTGAGATTCCAGCCTGCGCCGAGGCTGTCCACAAGAATGCCGAGTGCGTCCCCCGCTGCCGGTGTCTGCCCATAGAGCAGCTCCGCAAGCCGGTTGAATACAAACACATTGATAAGCGCCGACAACAGCTCGCGTGCGATTTTGCGTACCGTGGCGTGCGTGCCGTGTGCCTTGTAATAAGCGCGGTACTTTGCCGGGACATCCCGCGCCACATACTCCGCAAAATTCAGCTGCTCCAGCTGGAACGCAGTCAGTGTGCGCGTGATTACATTCTTCTGATTGAACAGCACCGGCTTTGCCCCCTTCATACGGTTGCCGACCATCGCGGAAATGTACCGATCCGCCTCGCGGATTGCCGCGTCAAAGCCGATGTTCGGGTTTGCCTCTGTCACCTGATAATACTTTGCGCGCAGGATCAGGCGCGTGACCGCCATGTCCACCGCCTCGAAGAACTTGCCGCCCGCAGCATTGATTTTTTCTTTCAATTTAAGTTCAGACGCATAGTCCACGCCGCGCTTGCCGGCGAGGAAAGTCGATTTCTTGTCGAACTCGGCGGTCTTGTTCAGGCGATCGCTGCCGGGGAGCATGTCCACAAATGCGCGGGTCATGTTGCGGATGCCGCATTCCGTGAGCGCAAACGGCAGCTGCACGGTCTGATTGAACGCGCTGGACAGATTGCCGACGATCGCGGCGGCAGAGTAGGTGTTGTTCAGCCGTTTGCCGAGATTCAGCGTCTTGCGTCCGATATTGTACTCGAACGCACGGTCGAAGCTCGTCTGCTTGCCCGCGATGTTGTTCGTGTAGTCGTCCAGCCAGGTCGCATAGGTGCCGAAATAGTTGTTGAGCTTAACTTCGTCGTAAGCCGCGGTCAGCTTTGCTTCGATGTCCGCAAAGCTCTTGTCCGGGTCTGGGCTGTACAGCTGCTCCTTCAGCTCGGCAATGTTCTTCGACACCGCGCCCGAGGCATACCGCTCGCGCAGCGCACCTGCCAGCGTCCGCAGCTTCTGAATGTCGTCGGTGTGATACAGCACCTCGGACAGGTAGGTGATGTAGCTGTCAAAGCCGCCGAGCGCGTCATACTGCACATTTTTGTTTTCCTTCGATGTGCGGTGCTCGAAGAACGGATTGTACTTCTTGCCCGGCTTGAACGTCTCCGTGCGCCCCGCGATCTCGGCGGGCAGCTCGGTCACCTCCTCGGTCTCGATGCCGAGCGCGTTCAGGCGCTCACGCAGCGCCGAGACATCTGCCTCTTTTTGCAGGCGCGGCATGTAGTTCTTCTGGAAGCCGATCGGCTTGTACCCGTGCATCACAAGAAACTCGTTGATCGCATCATAGTACAGGTTGTAGCACGCACGGAAGACCGTCACCGCCGCGCGGCACTTTTCCACGTCGAGGTTCTTGCCCTTGTCCTTCAGCAGCTCGTAGAATGCAAGGCGGCTCTCCTTCGTGTCCTCGGCAAGCATCTGCACCGCCTGGCTTTCCAGCTTTGTCAGCTCCAGCTTGCGGATCTTGTCGATCTCCCGCTGCATAAACCGCTGGCGCTCCGCCTCGTTCTCGACCACCTTTTCAAAGATCGTCTCGTTGAGATAGCGCCCGATCTCCTCGCCGAAGACCATGCGGTTGTTGCGCAGCGCCGTGTTCGCCGTCAGCCGCCACTGTTGCACCGCTTTTTTGCCCGGCTCAATCGACGTCTTGAAGATGTTCTGCGCCAGCTCCTCGGCATAGCGCTGCTTCTGCACCATGTAGAAAGTCTCGATGCCGTTGTCGCGCAGACCGCGCCGCGCAAGGTTCGCATACACGAGATCGAGTACCACTTCACGGCGGCTGTCCTGCGAGATCTGCCCGAGGGTACGGATGCCCGTCGCCACATCGCGCGCGTCCGCGCGTTCAGCCGGCGAGGGGTGAGCAGCGCTTGCATATTCGTTTTCGATATACCGCTTCAGCTCCTCCTGCTCCCGCTCGTTGGCGATCAGCTCGGACGGCTTCGTCCCGTATTTTGCGATGTCCACAATGGGGTTCTGAATCTGCACACCGAGCTTGTCCAGCGCATAGGTCTCCTTGTGTCCGTACTGGCTGTTGTAGCTGCTCTCCGTCAGTTCCTTCGCATTTTCAAAGAGAAAATCCGTGAAGTCCTGCACATCCAGCTGCTTGCTTCCCGCGCGGATGATCTTCGTCATGGCAGCGTTGTCGGTCTCCCAGGCGCCGTTCTCGCCGCGCACCTGCGCGGTCAGTCTTGTGATGGTCTCGGCGCGCACCTTTTTCTTTTCCAGCACATCGGCAATGTCGGCGAGCAGTGCGCCGGTGCGAATCGCCGCGTCCGCGGACGGCACTTTTTCCGCCGTAATCAGCCGCGCCGCCTCTTTCGCCGCGGCGGTCTTTCGGTCTTCGGCAAACTCGGCTGCCGTCGGCCGCAGGCCGCGGTGCAGGTTTGCTGCCGTCTGCCGCACGCGCGCCGCGTCGGCGTCGGCCGGCAGCTTTGCGCTGTCCAACAGGCGGCGGCGCGAGGCTTTCACCTCTTCCGGCGCAAGCCCGAGCAGCTGCTCGTCCACGGTGCCGAGCTTGTATCCGGCGCGCAGCTCGCGGGTGTCGGCAATGTCCGGGACGTGCGCGTCGAGCCATGCGCTGTCGTAGGTCCACACGCCGAGCGCGTCCCGATACAACCCGGTCAGCTCACGGATCGCCGCATCGCTTTCGCCGCTCGTCGCCATGCGCAGCGCGATCTCTCGCGGCGACGCGCCGGTCTCACGCAGTGTGCGCCAGAGATCCGCGCCGCCCTTCAGCAGCTTGATCGCACTTTCCACCGGTGCAAACCGCTTGTCCGCGTCCGACACCTCGGCGTCGGTGTCCGTCTGCTCACCGCCGACCGAGAAGCGGATGTCAGGATCTGCTTCAGTATCATCTCCGTACTTCGCAAGAAATTCTTCGTTGGACGACGCCTGCGTGTATACAATTTCCGCCGGAATATTCCGCCGAATTAAGTCCTTGTCAAACACGATCGCGCCGTCGCTCGTCTTCACACCACCGATTTTGTTCGGCTCTGTCACATGGTTATAGAACCACTCTGTCAGTTCTTCATTGTCCCATGCATATGCACTATCTACAATATCCGACGGATTGAACATGTCCGCAAAGTCTTCGTCGCTCAATTCGGCATAGTCTTCCAAAATCCATGGCGTGTATTCGTCCGTCTCATGCCGTGCTTCTGCGATTTTTTCAGACAGTTCCCAAACCGGAACAAGGTCATCCTCTCGCACGGAGAAAGCGCGTGGCTTATCTCCGCCGTAGGCGTCGCCGTTTTGTTCGTGGTCATCCGCAAACATAGCATATCCGGCGCGAGACATCGGGTCGTCGCTTGCGTAAAATCTGTAGGAAAGCCCCTGCTGCTTTTCAAGCAGATCGTTTGCTTCGAGCCATGTCATTTTTTCTTTTGTTTTGTCAATGTTCGCGTCGTCCAGTTTCATGATGCCTTCGCTGTCCGTCTGCCGCGCCTCCATGGTAAACATCGGGTGCTCGTTCGAGAACCGCACATTCGTGCGGTCAATGTCCGGGCGCGTCTCCGCGCGCTGCTTTGCCGATAGGCCGAGGCGATTGGCAACGTCCACCGCCTCAATCTCGCCCGCCGTGTTCCGGTAGGCGCGCTCCGCATCCTGCTCTCGCTCTGCCCGCAGGTCACGGAGGCGGTTGTAGAGGTCGACATATTCGCGGACAGGTGCCTCGCCGTAGTGTTTCTCCAACGCCATTTGTGCCGCATCCCGTTCGGCTGTCGGCGTCCCCTCGAGCTGCTTGCGCATGTCCGCCTCAAAGAAAATGTCCGGGGCGGCAAAGTCCCGCAAGCGGAGTTCGAGCTGTTTTTCCTCGGCGGTCTTCAGGCTGCCGCGCCAGTAGTCCGTGGTCGCACCAGCTGTAAAGCCTTCGATCAGCTGGATCGCGTGCTGGATCTCATGAATCAGCGCGGCGCGTTTTTCCGCACGACTCAGCCGCGGGTCGAGCGTGATACGGTTCAAACCCGGATAAAAGGCAGCCTCGACGTCATCCGAAATGCCGAAGTTCAGCACGGTGTAGTCGCGCAGCTCCGGGTAGGCGGCAAAGAGCGCGTCGTGCCGGATCAGCTCATCCAGCTTCCATGTGCGCCGCGATTCCTCGCGGTGGTTGATGAAGCGCATCTTGCTGTCGTCGATCTCAAAGCGCCACTTGCCGTCGTAGCCGCGATACCAGCCGGTCTGGCGGCGCACCGTCTCGCTGTCCGCGCCCCCTTGTTCCATGCGCTCCGCATCCGCCAGCCGCCCGACATCTGCCGTCTTTGCTTTGATGCCGCCGACTGAAAAACCGCCGATGCCTGCATCATTTTTTGAATTTTGCGTATACTTGCTATTGACACCGCTGTTCTTTTGTGATACAGTTGTGTCAGCATCGATGATGGTTTGAACCAGTTTGGGCAATTGCAGCCCTCTACTCGTAAACCACATCGGTGCTTTTTTTGTGCTTGCATCTAACAGATTCCCGAGCCGGATCTGATTGTTTACATAGTTCTCAATCAAATTCACGCCATAATCGTTTGAACGACTGTGCAAGCTTGCAATCTTGTTAATGACTGTTCTGCTCATGCGTCGGTTGATGTGAATCGCTACAACAACATCGTGACCGGCTTTCGTCTCCATTTCCGTCAAAGCGACAAAGCTGTCCGGGACGCTTCCCTTGAACAGGAGAATCGGATCGTTCAGCTGTTCCGGCAGTTTTTTGATTTCATCCAGCGAAATAGAGTGTTTGCCGCCGGTGATTTTGACGAGGCAGTCCTCGTACATGATAACCGGAACCTGCTTTGCGCCGTGCTTGACCAGCACGGACGGCGTTGTGCCGAGGTTGAAGTATGTTCCGTTGTAGCTGCCATACTTCTTTCCGAGACCGTCCTTCCAGTCGTCAAGCTGTTTTTCGAAAGCAGCTTGTTCAAGGTCGAACGAAACCGCCGTTTTTTCCGCAACCTCCTCGCTCCGAATCACCTCTGCAAGGATGTCCCGCCCGCGCTCGAGCACCCGCAGCTGCTCTGCATCGGCATCACCGATGTGCAGAGCGGCTTTTATTTTTTCAATCAGCCCGCGCAGCGTATCCAGCAGACGGCGGGCAAAGGACTTGCCCTCACGGCGGACAACCTCGCGCATGACCTGCTCGTCGGTCAGCAGCCGCGTCTCGACGAACTCGGCAACGATCTCGCGGTCAACCTGCCCGTCGTCAAGCCCGGCATAGAGCGCATGTTCGGCGCGCTTCGCCGCGCGAAGATCTTCCGCCGTCGCGCCCTCTCCGGCAAGCGCGTCGAATACAAAATCGCGCAGCTTGTCGTATAGCCCCTTGCCCTCCAGCAGGTGCGTGTATTCATGCGCCACCGTGGCGAGAACGCTTCGCTCGGTCTTCGCACCGAGGTAGATCACCCCGTCAATGGTGCAGCCGTGGAAATCTTCGTCCGCGTCGATGAACAGGATTTCCCTGCCGAGCACCTGCGAGAGCCGCTTTGCCGTCGCGCCTTCCTCGGCGGAAACGCCGTGTTCAAACGCACTGCGCTCGGCCGCGTTCAGATAGGTGTCCGCTTTGGCATCGCGCCGCCCCGCTTCGTAGATGCGCCGCGCATCCGCCTCGCCGATCGCCGCATTGTCCAAAAAGTCAAAGGCGTTTCCCTGATAACCCTGCCTGTAATATGCGCCGAAGTTGGCGTTGTAAAGCTCGGACGGCGAGAGCAGGGAGTCCCCTGCAAATCCGCGCAGCTTGTATTCGGCAACGCCTGCGTCATAGCCTGCATCATAGGCAGCCTGCCCGGCGGTGCCGACCGCAGCACGCATCTTTTCGCGCGTGTCTGCGGTCTTCAGCGCCGTCATACGCGCATCGGCGCGTGCGTCGCGCAGCTTCTCCGTCGCAAAGGTCTGCATGGCTTTCAGCTGTTTGCGCTTTTCGGCGAGTGTGCCGGTCAGCTTCTCGCCGGTCAGCGCCTCAAAGGCATTCGCAAGCGATTGGGATTTTGCGATTTCGTCCGCGCGGCCGTTGGTCAGCTCGCCGGAAAGCATGTTGCCGAGGTCCGTGTCCGCCTGCGTCTTCGCCCGTTCCGCCGCCGCCTCGCGCGCCACGCGCGCCGCATATGCCGCCCGGAACTCCGCCTCTGAGATCGTCTCGTCCAGGCTACGATCGGAGAAATCGGGCGTTTCGGTGCGCGGTTCGCTCTGCTGCGCAGCTGTATTCGTTTCAGCGGAAACGGCTTGTTCCTCTTCGCTTTCCGTCTGTGCCTTGACTTCGTTGTAATTCCCCTGCGTCTCCGCAACGAGCATGCGGTAGAGCTGCCCCGCCTCCGCCTGACTCATCGTGCGCTTGTCTTCCAAAGTTCCGGCATAGGCACGAATTTCCTCGTTTCCGCTGGCAAGTCCCTCTCCGATCAGCGCATTCCGATTTTCTGCGTTGATCCTGCCGTTTTCATCCGTGAAATAAGCGCCTGCCGCGCGGTTTGCGTCCCGATTCCCGAAGTAGCCCCACGTCGTGCCGATACCGCCCATGAAGAAGCCCTGCACAGCACCGCCGAATGCAGCCATGCCGACCTGTTTTATCATGTCCTGCTTGGCGAGGCGTTCGGCTTTTTTTTCGCTTTTCCCGGCCGCCAAATACGATTGGTATGCCTTCGCATAGACGGAATAATCGCCGTTGATGATCGTGTCCGCCAGAATGTTTGCAATTTCGGTTGCTCCTTCTTCCGACGCGTTGACGACGGTGGATTTGACAATGTTCAGCGCCACATCGCGCAAGGTCGCAGGCGGAACTTCCTTCAGCTTGTTGAAGTTGCCGATGGAGACCCGCTCAAACAACGTCTCGAAGATACCGGCGCAGATACCGGTCATCAGTGCCTGCTCGTCCGATACGCCGCTTTCCTTGGCGTCCACGATTGCGGAGGCAAAGGCGCTGCCGCCGATGGCTGCCGCACCGCCAACATTGCCGAGCACAGAGGCAACCACGCTGTCCGCCGTGGACATCAGCGTCTGATAGGCAAAAGAGCCGACCTTGCCGCCGAAGCCGTTGCCCTCTTCAATGCGTTCGGCGATCGTCCCGCGGATGTCGTTTGTCGCGCGCACCGGCGCGTATGCTGCGTCGTTTATGTTCATCGGCGCCTTGTAGCCCTCGCCGCGGAATGCATTGCCGACAACTCTGCCGATTTCCGCGCCGCCTACGGTAACACCCGAGGCGAGATTGGAAACAACGGAGATTGCAGAGGCAAGCGTGGGGTATTGCAATGCAAACGCAGCCGTCTGCACGTTTCCGCCCGCAGCGATCATGGCATCTGCCGACTGTTCCAGCGTCGTTGTCATGCGGTGGATGTCGGCATCGGATACGCCGGATTCTTTCAGTCTACGAATTACGGCGTTATAATCTGCTTTGATTTGCTTGTATTCGTCCTCTGTAAGCACCCGGTATTTTCCCGTAGAAAAATCGAAAGTCTGCGGAATGGAAGTATTCATACCGGCGGCACTGTTCCCGCGCATTACCCGCACACCGGAAAGGATTGCAGCACGATCTTCTTCCGGCAGCGTTGCCAGCGTTTTTGCGCCGCGCAGCGCATACAGATTTGCATCGGCGGTGTTCTTCTGTGCGGTCGCGGACTTTTTCGCATTGCCCGCCGCCTGCGCCAGCTCGATATAGCGGCTGTCTTCGCCGAAATATTGCTCGGAGACACCGTTTGCACGCAGCTCGTCCTCATATTCGCGCAGCGCCCTCTCCGCGTCTTCCACGGTCATCTGTGCTGATTCTGCGGCGGCAAGTTCTGCTTCTGCGTTTTTGATTTTTTCATCAATCGTGCGCAGCTCCGGCGAGGAAAAGCGCGTCTGCTCTGTATCGACGGTTTGCTTTGCCGCCCGCTCACGCCTTTGCAGCACCGTCTTGTTCTTGCTGTCCTTGGCCTCTTTTTTCAGTTCCGCGATCCGTGCGTCGTAGGCAGCGTTCTCGTCTGCATACTGCTGTGCCAGCTCCCGCAGCTGCCGGTCTGCGTCGGCGTCCTTGCCGCCGATAGATCTCTGCACAAGCTCTCCCGCTTCGGGAAAACGTGCATTGAAGTCGGTGTCCCGCCGGGCCTGCACGTTGGCAAGCTCTTTTTCCACATCGTCATACGGGCGGAACTTCGGGTAGTCCACACCGGACACATAGTCATCGTTGTATTTCGGATTGCCCTCACGGCGGGTCTCTTTGACCTTGGTGTTTTTCTTCTTCGGCATACTGCCGTCGCGCAGCGCCTTGGAAAGACCGCCGTAGCCCATCGGCTGCATAGTCGCCTGCACGGCGGCATCCTTTGCGGCGGCGTCCTGCCGTTCGATTTCCGCGACGGCATCGGCATAGGCGTTGATACCGTCGCGCTCCGCCTGCACATACGGCGCATTGTCCAGCAGCTTTTTTGCCGCTGCAGCATTGCCGTCCCGCTTTGCAAGGATCAGCGCCGGCGCTATGGGATTGTTCGCGGCGCTGTCACCATCCAGCGATTGCGAGGCATCTTCTTCCCAGTTTCTTGCTTGATAAGTTTGTGCCGCCTTCTGAAACATGCCGCTGTACATATCATTTTTCTTTTTGTAGGTTTCTGCTGCTTTTTCAAACATACATGTTCCTCCTTTGCCCGGTTATGCACGCATGTCGGCAGGTGCGGATATACCGTACTTTTCCGCGATGCTTTCAGCCACACTTGGGTCAAGTCCGTTCTCGACAAGCTTGTACAGGTACATATATGCCGCTTCCTTGCCGCTTGTGATGTTCTTGCCGTCCACACCGAGCGAAGCTGCCGCCGATGTGCCGCCTTTTATAAGATACTCCACGACGTTTGAGATCGTTTTCTCTTTCTTATTGTCCGGTTTGGGTTCGTCCTCCTTTTTCATTTCTCCGCCCGCTTCTTTCATGTCGTCGAGTTCCGCAAGATAATTCTCGGCGATGGTCGTTGCCGCCGTCGAGCTGTAGCCGTTCGAAAGAAGCAGCGCATACGCCTGATTAAAGGTCTCCGCCCCCGCTGCATAAAGGGCCGCGGACGGGTCGGTCTGAAAATCTGCCGAAACCGCTTTTGCAGAGCTGCCCGCCCCGCCGGTATTTTTCTGTGTCGCACTTCCCGCAAACTTAGAATCATACTGACGCGTGTCGATGCCAAGTGCCCGCAGCTGCGAGGTATCGCCGTATTTTGCAGCGGTTTCCGCATCGGCAAGCAGCTGCTCGTAGGTGGTGCGCTCTTTCTGCGCAGTCGCTTCGGCAGCAGCAGCGGCGGCGGCCTCCGCATCCGCCTTTTCCTTTTCCCGCAGCGCCGTCATGTCAATGCCCATCTGCTCGTAGAGCGAATAGTCGCCGACCGATGCGGCAAGCTGCGCCTTTTCCAGCCTGCGCTGATAGTCCTGTTGCTCGGCGGTCAGCGCGCGCTGGCGCTCGGTCTCCGCAAGCTCCAGCTCCTTGTCGGCAAGCAGCTTGGAGTAGTCCGCCCCGGCGGCGGTTGCCGCCATCGCCGCTGAGGACGAGCCGTAGCCGCCGGTCAGTGCTGCAACCTTGCCCAGCGCGTCTTCCTGCGCTTTTTTCTGTGCCGCCTCCAGCGTCGCGCGGTAATTCTCAAATGCAGCACCGGCGGAATTTGCAGGATTGTCGCTTGAGGACTTCCGCGATGCCGGGTTGCCGATGCGAAGTGCACCGGCGCCTGTCGCTTTGCCGCCGAGCATATCATTTGTCACGTCGCGGCTGCCGTCGTCCGACAGCTGATACCCCTGTGATGCGCGGATCGCTTTAGCCTCCGCGGCATACAGGCCTCGTTCCGCGTCGGACTTTGCATACATCCAACCGATTTTACTGTCAACAATCCTGTTCAACAGCTCAGGATTTTTCCCGCCGAGCACGAGATCCCGCGCATGCACTTTTCCCTCGAGTCCGTTGTCTTTGATTTTTTTCTGAATATCCTGCATAGTTACGCTCATGTTATATCTCCTATAAAATCACGATCAGCGCGTCCAGCGTACCCGAGGCGGAGAAGGTCATAACTCCCGCCGCCAGCGTTGCGCTGAGCGAAGCCGCCGTCGCATTGTCGCCGCCGCGGGCGGCAATTTTGTTTTCGTACCGGACGGCAAGCGCCGGCACGCCGCCGATCACGGCAATGTAGATGCGTCCGCCGAGAATGTCGTCGCCGACCGCTGCTGTGCCGGTCGCCGCGCTTCCCGTGTATGCCGTGCCGGTCGCCCGGGTCGCGCGCTCGGTGTTCAGCTGCTCCACCAGTACGCCCACGCCGTCATACAGCGCCTGTACCTGCATCGGCAGGTCCTGTCCGGTTTGATTGATGGGTTTTTCAAAAATCATCGTCCGCTTTCCTCCATGTATTTCGTGATGCCGGTCAGCTTATACGCGCCGACGCCCGAGACGCGGATGCGAAAGCTCTCGCATCGCCGCGGGCGGATCGGGATGGTGATGCTGCCGGTGCGCGCGCCGTCCGCACCCGCACGCGCCGCGCAGGAAAGCGCCTCCCATGTACCGCCGTCGCGGGAAAGCTCCACGGTCGGCAGCGCAGCGTCGCCGATTTCGAGGCGGATCAGCACACGCGAGACATATTTCCGGTTTGGCAGACCGTAGCCGATGCGCGGCGTTGTGAAGCTCCAGGGCATGTCCGCTTCTGCCGCCATACCCGGCGCAGACATGCAGATCGGATATTTGCCGTCCGTATCGCCGCGGCCGCCCGCAATGTACAGCTTGCCGTCCGCCGTTGCAAAGTCCACCGCGCCGCAGGCGTCCTCCGCGCACCACATGCCGCGCTTGGTGTCATAGACGTAGATCTCGCCGGCAAGCGAGAGATAGTATTTTCCGTTGTAGCTTCCGGCGCAAGCCCGTACAGCGTCCGGTAGGCGCCCGAGACGGTCGGATACGCTGCCGATGGAGGAGGATGTGTAGCGCATCACTGCATAGCGGCTCTTGTAGTAGAGCGCGCCGTCCGCCTCGCAGATCGAGCGTGCCGCCCTTTGCGCCACCCCGGCAATGTGCAGCGTCGTCACGGAATACGGGGGATAGCTGCCCGAAATGACATAGGCGCAGTCCTCTTTGAAAAAGATCGGATGCCCGCCGTAAGCAACCGCACCCGTGAACGGACCTGTCTCTGCGACGCCCGCATACCACGGGTCGGTGGAAATGCCCTGAAACGTGCTCCATTTTTTGAAGTCGCCGAGTTTGGAGCAGTAGATCTCGTTGACCGCTGCCGTTGAGCCCGCCTGCATGCCGTAGCGGCAGCCCCACAGGCGGTTGTCCAGCACGCAGACATGATCCAGCCGCGGCAGGTTGCTCTTTGTCCAGTTGTAGGTGCAGACAAGTGCGCTTGATGACGTGTTTCCGATTGACGAAAACACCGAAGACAGGTCGCCGGGAGCTGCCAGATACAGCATGCCGTCTGTGATCTTGATCGGCGTATCGCCGTTCCATAGATACCCCGTTTCTCCGGTCAGTTCCGGCGCGGTCACGGCTTCAACGGGCAGCGTCTCCCACACAATGTTCTCGAGTTTATACGTTCTGGAGCCCATATCGGTTTCGGAGAAATGGACGGTCGTCGCGGATGAAATATACTCTATCGTGCCGTTTTGTATCCGGATGCGCAGGAATTTTGTAAAGCTGTTCTTCGTTCCGGCTTCGCCATCCGTATAGAGCGTTGGTCCGTATACGCTGTCGTTGGCTGCTCTGCACAGTGCGGATTTCAGCGTGAATCCGCCCCGACCCATAATATAATTCACGGAGATGTATACATTCCCGTCGGCATCCGTTGAGATCCTGCTGTCCGATGCTTTATACTTGAATCCATCGTTTGTCAGGATCGTTTCGCTGCCGCTCACGGTCTCTGCCGTCTCCATTGCACCGCTCTCGCCGGTGACCGTGTTGTAATACTTCTGATCCGGGTAAATGAGGATATTCGCCCCGAAGGCAACCAGACGCTTTTCGCCGTCGATCAGATCGGTCAGCACCTCGCGTCCATCGTAGATCAGTTTTTGCCCGTCCACATAGGCGAGCTTGTCCGTGCCGAGCAAACCGTTAGCCGGATTGTCAAGCAGCTTTGTAATCCCGCGTCCGCTTCTGGACGCGGCAAAGGGAAAGCTGTCGCTTCCCCCGTTTTTCATGTCCGAAAAATAGCTTTCGCCGTCGCTTGTGTCCTCGCCGCACAGATCGGTTCGGTCAAGACCGTAAAAGGTCGTCACCAGCTGCCGTTTCGCCGAGGACAGCATTTTAGGCTTTGGAAGTTGCATCTTTCCCTCTCCTTGTATGTAATTCTCCGACCCCGTCAAAATCGACGGGGTTAATCCGTCATGCCGCAGCCGTCGTCGGCATCCTCCGCCGTCGCGGGCGGCGCTTCGTAGGCAGGCTTTGCAGTTGCCTGCACGCCCGCTGCATCGGCAAGTCCCTCGCCGAGTATGTACGCAACAACGGTTGCACCGGCGATAATCAGCGCCGTCACCTGAGATGCGACCGCCTCGCTGCCGCCGAAAGCTACGATCAGCATTGAAACAAACGAGGCAACAGCCATCCAAAACTTCCGAGAGGTCAGCTTCTTAATCCAATTTATTTTCATTAGAACAAACTCCTTTTCCTGTAATTCAAATTTTTCGTGTTTTTCTTTAATTATATCGCCGTAATCGTCGCGGTGCGCGTGGACGCATCCCACGCGACCTTGCAATGCAGCGCCTCGGCAATATATCGTGCCGGGATCATCATTGTGCCGCCGCCGACGATCTCCGGTGCAGCGTCCATCCCGACCGGCTTGCCGTTGACTTGCAGAACCGGGCTGTGCGTCGTAAGTGCAAGCACGCCCTCCTCGCTTGTCAGCGTCGCCGTGTCGGATGTCGCATCCCACGTCACTGTGCAGCCGAGCGCGTCAGAGACGGCGCGAACCGGCACAAGCAGCCTGTCCCGCCTGATGTACGGCGCAGCAGGCATGTCCACAGTCTTGCCGTCCACGTTCGCCGTCTTGCTGCCTATGGTCAATTTTATCGTCTTTGCCTTGCGCAGGATCGCCGTATCGGCATCGCACAGCGCATATGCCCAATCGAACGGGCGACCCTTCGGGATGTACACAAGCCCGTCGTTATAGCTTTCGCCGTAGGAATTTCTCGCGATTATGTAGTTGTCGTCCGTGTAGCCTACAATGCAGACGGCGTGACTGTATGTGTTGCTCGCGGACAGGATTCTCGGCTCGATTCCACCGTTACGCTTTCCGAAGGCTCTGTCAACATCGAGCGCCATTACAATAGGATTACCAGCGTTGATCTCGGCGCGCACGTCGTCAAAGTCTCGCACCTCGCGGTATTGGCGCAATTTGAACCGTGCGGCGGATGCGTCCGCCTCCGGGTTGCTCTTGCGATACAGTGTCAGCCGCCTTGCGCATTCGGGGTTCGCGCACGGCTCGTCCCATTCGTATGCCGGAATCGCGCCGAAATCGCGCAGCGCGTCAAGCCCATAGTGCAGGGTAAGCCCGCCGCCGTTTGTTTTGTAGTATCCGAAAACCGAATACGGCGACAGCGGAATCCATTTGTTTGTAAGTCCGTACAGCTTGATCATTTGCGCCAGCGTGCACGCAAAACCGACGCATGCAGGCGTTTTCCGCTGATTCCACTTTACGCCGTCGGGCATAGGCAGGATGTGATTCATTGCAGCACCTCCGACATGTTGTGGAGCAGCTCGGGCAAATAGCGCACGGTCGGCGCGGTCTTGCGCCAGTAGTCCGGCGATGTGATCACCTTCGCCGCCGTCAGCTTTGCAAGGTCGGCGTCAAGCGTGGGCTTTGCGCTGCCGATGACCTTTTCGCCTTTGAGGTACGGCGCACCGTCAATCGGCTTGCCGTCTTTTTCAATCTGGAAATGCAGATGCGCGCCGTAGCTGTCGCCCGTATTGCCCATATAGCCGATGGTGTCCCCGGCTTTGACCTTCGCACCCTTGCGGATGGAAGCGGGGATGCTACCGTACCGCAGGTGAAAGTATCTCGACACCATGCCGTCCCCGTGGTCGATGGCTACATAGTTGCCCTCGACATTGGCGGAATGGTTGACCCCCGTGACGGTCGTCCGCACGCCGATCACCGTGCCGTCGGCAATGGCGGTGATGGTCGCGGTCGTGTTGAAGCCGATATGCCGCACAATATCCACGCCCTTGTGCGTGTATGTACCGCGGCGCTCGCCGAACGGCGCGGTCTCGTAGACGTCGCCGTCCTCCTTGAACACCGGGCATTTTGCCAGCCCGTATTTACCCATTTTCGTGTGCCTCCTCCTTCTGCTCGAGCACCGTGATCCGGTGCTCATGGTCGTCAATCTGCTTGCCGTGGTGCGTGATGCGCTCCTCGTTGCGCGCCATGTTCTGATTCAGCGCGTCAATCGAGTATTTCAGCCCGGTGATGCTGGAATCCAGCTTTGCTATCGGTGTTACAACGCTGATGATCAGCCCAACAAGGGCAATAATGCCGAGTACAATTTCCCATGTCATGTTCCCGTACCTCATTTGATCGGTTCGTTTTTGGTAATAATAACCGTACTTGCATCAGTAGGCGTTGTAAATGCAAAGTACAGCGCGCCGCCGCTTGCAAGCTGGTTATATTCAACCGTAAATACATACACATCGCCTTCTAATGCGTAATTTAATACAATACTGGGCAAAGAAGATATATATGCTCGTTGTGTTATGTCTGTCCCTAATGAGTTGTAACCGGATAACTGATACCGGTCTTCGTTCGCAGCAAAATGCACACCCTTTACGCGTACAACATCTCCTATCACAACACTAATAGGATTGGATACGGTTTTGCCGTTCTGCGCAACTATCGCTGTTGACGATATTCTGTATCCGTTTTTCCACTGGTCGCTTGTCGGGTCGGCTAAATTTGTGTAAGTAGGTGCAGACGCATCCGCTTTTGCTGTGATCACTATGTTACCAGTCACAGATTGTATATAGACTTTGCCTTTCTCTTCGGGATACGATTCCTGTACATATGTTTGTCCTTTGATGTCGGCGCCGCCCATTGTTACAGCAATGTCTGACAGCCTATATCCGGCGTTTGGTACGATATCCGCAGTATATTCTTGATATTGCGTTGCGGATGTTTCGCCCGTTATCGTTGCATTTGTCTGTGACTTGGTGATGGTATAGGTGGCAATACCGGGCGTCACGGTTTCAGGCGTCCCGTCGATCATCGCCGCGCGAAAGGCGTTGATTTCTGCCGCCGTGAATCCGAGCGAGGCAACCCAGTTGACAACCTTGTCACGGAATGTCGATCCGACTGTCAGTGCGTTGATCTCGCCGATCAGCTGTGCCCACTGTACGCCGTTGCGCTTTTTCAGGTACGCAGTCCCGGCAAAAGACGACAGTTCATAGTCCTTGTCTATATTGCTTTGACTCATGCCAAGCAGCGCTTCTATGATGCATGCTACCGTACCGGTCCTGTCCATGCCGGCTGAGCAGTGGAAATATACTGGTGTTGTAGTCAATACACAATCGAAAATACACCGCAGTATCTCTCGCCACGCCACCGTGTTGGTAAGCGAATACCACACAAATGTTTCCGGGCAACAATATCCAATGTCACCGAGCGCAGAACTGTCGCGTATTGGCTCTTCTTTCTTTCCACGCAAATCAAGTTCCATTCTGACACCGCATTCGCCCACAAGAATGGGTCGAATGTACGGGTCTGTCGGAAAGACATCGGCGCCGCGATATAACATGCCGTATTTAATAGTCCCGCCGTCGCAAGCCCATCCGCCCAAATCGCGGATATTTTGCCCATATGTGCCGCCGTTTATCAGTCGCAAACCGTCCAATGGCTTCAGCGTTCCCGCCGTATTCGCAGACGAAAACGGCGTTTCTTTGTTCGGTATTTCGTTGTAATATGTAACGCCATCTGCAGCTTTCCCGATGGGCTTTGAATCCGCCGGGATGTTTGTCAGATATGTCTCGATCTGCGACGTGCTGTAATCGCTTGGATCATAAGTGACATCCGCAAGATAATTCCGCACCGATACCGGGCATTGATGCCATTCTACGGTTTCTTTTTTTGAAATCCCATCGACAGCTGATTGCATTTGCGTAAGCGTCTTTGCACCGCTTGTCCCTGCCTTTGCGTTAATGTGCTGCGCGAGTGCGTCCAGCTTGTTTTTTGTCACAACGACTTTATCCATACGCCACCTCGTCTCCGTCGGGGATTTGAGCAAGCACAAGCGCGGCAATCTCCGACTTGTCCGCATCTGTCAGTACATAATCACTGCCGGGGTCTCCTGTGTCGCCTTTGTCGCCCTTTTCGCCCGGCTTTCCGTCAGCTCCGTCTTTTCCGGGTGCGCCGTCTGCGCCATCGTTGACTGTTGCAATCTCCTCGCCGTCCGATTTGATCGTCGTCACCTTGCCGGATTTTGTGGCTGTGATAACAGGTGTATGCCCGTCTGCACCGTCCTTGCCGGGTGCACCGTCTGCGCCATTGTCACCTTTTTCGCCTTGGATGCCTTGCGCGCCTTTGTCGCCTTTCTCGCCTTTGTCTCCTTTTTCACCCTGGATGCCTTGCGCACCCTTTTCTCCGGGAGCGCCGGGGTCACCTTTATCGCCCCTTTCACCTTGAATGCCCTGCGCGCCGGTGTCACCCTTGTCACCTTTATCGCCCTTGACCTTGAGTGTCTCCAACTGCGCTGCGGTGAACATATCATAGGTAAATGCCGCACCGGTGTCGCCTTTGTCGCCTTTCAGACTTGCCAGCCATTCGGACTCCGTTCCGTTGTAGCCGTGCTTCTGCGCAATCGCGTAGGCGGACAGATAATACCCCTTGAAGCCAGCCTCGCCGGTCTTCGGGTGATAGGTCTTCACCCACCATTGCACGAATGCGGTGTACGCCGCGTTGAAATGCTCGGTCATGTTGGCAAGCTCGGCATATTCGCGGTTGACCTCGTGCAGCGCGCAGACCAGCCGCAGCCAGTAGATCTCCGCGTGCGGACGCTTGACCGTCAGCGTCAGCGTCGCCGCCGTGTCGACAGTCGGCTCTGTCACAAGGTCGATCTCCGCCTGTGACAGCAGCATCACGCCGCTCATCAGCTCAAGTTCGAAGTTGTATAGGACGTTCAGCTTCCAGGCAAGCGGCATTTCGTTATCGCAATACGCATCGGCGATCTCAATCACCTTTGCATATGTCATCTCGTTCATACTTCCTCCTTGAAAAAATGCGGCGGGGACGGAAAAACCGTCTCCGCCGCCTGATGCGCCGTGGAAAATCAGAGCGTTTCGCCGCCTGTAACGCCGCCCGCGATCATGTGGCGGAAGTCCACGAAGCCGCCGGAGAAACGCGTGTATGCGTCCCACACGTTGTTCTTCGTGTCCTTGTCCTCGTGCGACTCGATCTCAAGCGAAACACGGTTCTGGAACACGTTGCCGTCATTCCGTTCGTTGTATTTCGAGTCGAGCAGGATAAACGGCACGGCCCCCGATGCCGGGATCAGGGCGTTGAGCGCCGGGTGGGTGATGACGTTCCACTGGCCGAACAGGTAGTTGAAGCCGTTGTTGGCTGAGCCGGGGTCTTTCTCCGAGCCGATCGCCTCAAAGACAGTCTTCTTCGTTGCGTAGTCGTTGGGGATGAGGATCGTGTCGGGCGCAATGCCGAGCTCTGCGCCGCTCTCATCCTTGACGTTCTGTTGCACGGTCGAGAGCTTGCCGAGCACATCCTTGGAAAAGGCATCGGCGTACATGTTGCAGTAGGTCTTGCTGCCCGACTTGTGCGTTTTGGAGAAGACGCACTTGCCGTCGTAGCAGGTCGTGGCATAGTCGCGGCCGCCGACCGTGTACTTGTCCTTTCCGCCGAGCGCCGCGACGAGCAGTCCCATCAGAAAGTTGTCGATCGTGCGGTAGTAGCCGCTCGTCAGCTTGGTGGCCCCCGCACGCTGGATAATGCGCTTCATGTCGCCGTGCGCGTCGTCGATGATCTCGCGCGTGATCTGCATCCGGCTCTTCCAGGTCTCGTTTTCGATGATTTTCAGCTCGCGCTGCGCAAAGCTGTTCGCAGGGGGATTGCCGCCCTCTCCGACGGGCTGCATCTCGCCCGCCGCGGTCAGGCCGCCGTAGCCCTCCGCAAAGTTGGTCGAGGTACGCTCCGAAAAGATCTTCAGCGCAAGGCAGTTTGCCCGATCCTTCGCTTCCTGCTCCTCGATGAAGCTGGCAAGCGGGACCTGAATGTCGCCGTACAGCTGCTTAAACTGACCGCTTGCTTCCGAAATTGTGATATTCACCATGTTTTGTTCACTCCCTTCAAATTACGATGAGGTCGTAGGATCTGCATCCACCACGCGGAAGATGACGAGATCGCCGACCGCCTTGCCGTCAAACGATGCGACCTCCAGACAGCCGCCCGCAGCGGCGCCGACGGATGCCGCATCCGTATGCAGCTTGAACTTTTTGCCGATGCCGATGGTCGATGCGGCAGCGCCCAGCGGCGCGATCAGCACCGTGTCCTCCGTAATCTCGCTGACCGGGATCAGACTGCCGTCGCCGGTCGTTTCGATGTTGCTGATATAGCGCGGCTTGTCGGTCTCACCACAAAGGTCGAGACCGCCGCTCGCGCTCATTTTGAGCGCCGTGCCGACCTTGACCGCCTTGCTCGCGAGGAGCGGCAGATAGGTCAGCGCACCGTGCGCCTTCTGAAAAATGTACATGTTACTTTCCTTTCTTCGGTTGATATTTTTTGAATGCGGCAACCGCCTCCGCTCGTGTAGCGTTCGGGTGCAGCTGCCTGTAGTTTTCGAGCTGCCTGTCGCTGATGGTGTAGGCATCACCGACAGAGCCGGACGTCTTTGTCATGTGCGCCTTGGACGCAACCGCATTGTAAGCCGCCTGCTTTACCCCCTGCCGTGCGCGGTCAACCGTTGCCATCTCGTATGCGCGGCCGAAGGAATATCCTGCACCGACCAGCTTCTTGATGTCGCCGTATTCTGGCAGTGCGAAGAGGTCATCGAAGGTCTTGACCTCCGGGTTCAGCCTTGTAATCTCGGCGATCGCCGCATCCAGCGACAGACTTTCCGCGCGGCGGTTGGCTTCTGCCTCGGCATTTTTCGCCGCCGCGATGGCGTCCTCGGTGGCTTTCACCATCGGGTCTCCGGCGATCGCTTCGCGGATCGTGTCCGGGTCAACACCGGCGCGCCGCAACTGCTCATCCGTGCGGCCCGCGTCCCGGTGCGTGATATAGGCGCGGAATTCCTCCGGTGTCGTCACTTTTTTGCCGGTTGCGGGGTCGGTCAGGTCAAGTGCGGCAAGCATTTCGCGCTGCGCATCCGTTTTTGCCGTGTCCATCTCGCGGGCACGGCGCGCGGCGGCCTGCTTGCCCCTCTCCGCGCGGCTCTGTGCCGCCGTGTCCGGCATCTGCCCACTTTCGGCATCGTCACTTGCGGCAGGGGCGGCGACCTCCTGCGCGTTTTCGCCTGCGGATGTGTCATCCGCCGTCGTGTCCTCGTCCGGCGATTTCTCGGCGACCGAAGAATGTTCCGTATCATGCGTGCTGTCTTCGGCAGGTTCGGCGACCTCCTGCGCGTTTTCGCCTGCTCCCGCGGGAGCCGTCACTTTGATTTCTTCGCCGTTTGCGTTAAAAATAGGCATTCTGCTTCTGCTTCTCCTTACTTGTTTTTCTTGCCGGAATTTCCGCCGGTGCGGAGGTCTGTGCCGCGGATGACCTTGCTCTGCGGCTTGCGGTCATTCGCAAAAGGCGCTTTCACCACCTGTGCGCCGCCGTTTTCGATTCTGCCCGCATACGTGGGCTTCTTCGTGTTGCTCATGCTGTATTCTCCTTTCTATTCGATTTTCTATCAGATCACGGGGCTGCCATCGCCGCCCACGACTGATGCATTGTCCACCTCCGGCATCATGCCGACCGCTGCCGCGCGCGCCTGCGCTGCGGCTGCTTCTTCCGCCTCGCGCTGCTTGGTCTCGAGGTAGCGGCGCGTCTGCCCGGCGAGCGGGTAGTGCAGTTCCTCGCGCATCTTCCAGAGATGGATCAGCGCGGCAGGGTCGCCCGGATTGCCGTATGCACCGGACTGGTAGTCGGCAAGCACCTGTTGCCACAGTTCCGTCCGGTCGCTCATCAGGCTGAGCGAGCTGTCGCATGCAAAGAGATAGTCGTCATCCCAGCACCATGCGCCGTCCGCGTCCCGCGTCAGAAACTCGTAGCGGCTCCATGTCTCGTACTGCTCGTTGCCCTCGTCGTCGCGGTAGAGCACATCGTGCTCGTCGTCGTCATAGGCAAGCAGGTATTTGAAAATCAGCTCATAGATGCGCGCCCATGCGGCCGCTTTCATCATGCGCTTGGATGCAAGCCGCCCGGCAGCCTGCGCCGCCGAGGTCTGCTTGGCAATGCCGCTTTTCGCGGAGGAATCATAGCGCCCGAGATAGCTGTCCGTGATGCCGACCAGGTTCTTCGCTTCTTCATAAATCGCGTTTTTCATGGTCAGATGCTGCGAGATGTTTAGCTGCAAGTCCTGCAGGCGCACCATATCCGCCTTCGCCGGGTTTTCAAGGCGCACAACGTTCAGGCCGCCGTCCGCCTCGATCTCCGCCTCGTCCGGCAGGGAGAGCAGCGCACCGAATTTCTGCAAGCGCTTGAGAATTTCGCGTTCGCACAGATTGATGCTTGTCTGCTGGTCCTCGATCAGATCCGCGTCGGACACACCGAGCAGCTGATTCGGCGCGGAAATCGACTTTTGCAGCACGATCGGCAGCATTTGCGGCTTGTAGTAGGGAATCTTTTCTGGCGTGCCGTCTGCATGGCGGGCCGGAATCACGCTGCCGTCCGGCAGCGCGATGTCGTAAAGCAGCGTCTCTTCCTCCGCCACTTCGTCGCGCCACCTGTTCCCGCCGCACGCGGGGCAGGTCTTTCCTTTCGCTTTCTTTCTTCCCGAAAACAAGGCGAAAAGCGGATTCTCCGCGGCAGCTTCCCGGTTTTCTCCCTCGCCGTCCGGCGGTTCCGGCGCGCCGCAGTCCGCGCATACGCGCAGATGCCGCGCCTCAAAGTCCTCCACATCGTACAGAACGCGGTCACCGCACCATACAAACTTGCCGATGCCGCCGTCCGCGTTCCTGTAATAGCAGATGCGCACCGTGACAAAATCCTCGGCAGGTTCGCTTTCGCCGAAGGCGCTGCGTGCGGCGGGTTCGTCCTCGGCTTCCTCCGAGACGTCCGCGCCGTACATGCGTCTGACTGTTTCTTTCGATTGTCCCAGCTCCAGGAAGATATGATCCATCTCGTCGATGTCGTTCGCACCCGCCTGCGGGATCACATTCTGCACATGCCGGTAGGACAGCACCACACCGCCGTGCGTGTAGTGCGACTGCGCCGAGTTGTCCCATTCCGGCTGCCAGTAGCAGCCGCCCTGTAAGGGGACGCCGCGCTCGGCGAGGTCGATCATCTCAGGCGTCGCCAGCCGTGTGACGATGTCGTTTATGCGATGCTCGATCTTGCGTGCCTTCGCCTCGTTTCCGCGCTTTGTCGCCGTCACCTTCACCGGGTAGATAGATGCATCCACCTGGCTTTCGATCAGCTCGGCGATGATGTTGTAGATATGCGGCGTCTCATCGGCGGCGTCAGCCGCATCCGAGACGACTGTCACATCACGCAGGCCGCGGTAGAGCGCTTCGCGGTGTACAAACAGCTCGCGTTCCTCGCTCTGTGCCGCCTTGTCGCGGGAAAATACGTTTTGCCAGTGATGCAGTCTTTCTTCGTTCATCTGCGTTTCCTTTCGGGCTTCGGTTTGCCCCATTTTTGTATCAGCTCCGCCTTGATGTCGCTCCGTGCCGCGCGGTAGTCCTCCCACATGGAGTGCGTCCACTCGACAAGCGCGGTCTCGTCCTCGCGCGATTGCTGCTCCCGCGCGTGGTAGGCGATCGCCAGCGACAGCACCAGGTCGTCGTGCGCGCCAACTGCCGCCTCCGGGCGCAGCTTGTCGTTGCGGATAAAGGTCAGGAACTCCTCCAGCGTGTCGGTGTCGTTCACAAGCGTCGGATTCTCCGAGAAAATGCGCAAGAGATCGCCGAGGATCACCGGGCGCGTGATTTTTGTCGTTACAAAGCCGTAGGCTTTTTTGTAGCTGCCGCTGTAGCTGTCAAAGCTCTCGCGGATGTACTGATGTCTGTAGCCGATGCGGTCCAGTTCGTGGACCGTGTAGGTCGAAAAATTGCACTCCACGGCAACAAGCGCGTCATTGTACATGCGACCGAGCGCGGCAAGCTGCCCGGGGAATGCCGTTTCGTCCATTCGCCCGTGCAGCACGGCAACCTGCTCGCCCGTCACATTGTCGATGACATGCGCCGCGAAGAAGTCACTGCCCTCTCCGGCCGTGTCCGCGCCGCAAACATACGGGCGTCCCGCGCGCGGCTCTGCATAGATTTTGATAAAACCGTCTGCCGCACAGCAGAATCTGCCGCCCTCGAAGAGACCGATGCGCAGCGGCTTCGGCGCAGCGTCCTGTCTGGCAATCACCTTGTCGGTCGGGAAGATGCTCCTGTAGGTCGAGCCCCAGTGCCCGAGGCAGTAAACATCATAATAATACGGGTCTGTTTCCCTGAATTGTTCCAGCGTCAGGATGTCCTCGGCGTCCAGATAGCGGTTGTCCTTATAGTTGCTCTCGTGTACGCGGCAGCGCGCATCCGGCGCATCGAAGAATCGCTTTTTCAGCCAGTGCGTGACCGAAACCGGGTTAAAGGTCAGGATCATCTGCCGGTAGTGCGGCGACTTGCCGCGCATACGGATGTCCAGCTGTCCGAAGTCGCTCTCGCTGATTTCGGTTGCTTCCTCGATCCAGATGTCCGTGATCTCGTAGATGGATTTCAGGCGCGAAACATCGTTCAGCCCCACGCAGTAGATCACGCTGCCGGAGGGGAAGCGAATGTCAAAGTTCGTGCGGTTCGCCTCGATCGGCATGCCCGGATAGTATTGCGCCGCCAGCGCGAGCAGCTGCTCGAAAATGCTCTTGCGGATGTCCTCTTTGACCTTGCGGCAACAGAGAAAGCGGTGTCCGCCCTCGCGCACGCAGCGATCCAGGACCTTATGCGCCGCAAAGTTGCTTTTGCCGCTGCCCGCGCCGCCCTTGAGCACAAGATAGCGGTGTCGGTCGTTGTATAGCGACAGAAACGCCGTGTTGGAGGTGTCGCGCAGGGACTTGTACCAGACAAGCGCGTCGTCAAGTGCCGCTGTCCGCGTCGATAAAGCCATTTTCGATCATTTCGCGCAGCAGCTCGGCGCGCTCCGCGTTGGTCATCGGAACGGCCTGTGCCGCCTCGTCCTTCTGCGCCGCCGCCGTCAGGGTCTCCAGCGAGAGCTGCACCCCCTTGATGTTCCGTGCCTCCGGATCGCTGATGCGCTCCTCGAGGTAGGTCGTGATGACAGCGCGTGCGGCTGCCGCAGCATCGGCAAACCTCGCGCTTTTTGCAAGCGCGGAGAATGTATGGCGGGAAATTCCGAGATGCGCACACAGCCCGCCAACAGTCGGCGGCGTGAACCATTCGAGCTTGGTCATCGGGCATCCGCTTCGCGCCGTGACCGGGACCGTGCGCTTGATCCACTTTCCGTCCGCGCCCTTTTCCCATTCTTCGCGCTCGACCGGCACCACCGCGCTGATAGACTTAAAATAGTCATCGCACAGCGCAGCAAACTCTGCAGCGCTTCGGAATTTCCTTTCTTTCAATTTTCCCGCCCCTCTCCCGTGACCGCTCTGTCACCTCGTCTATATCCACTATAGCACAAATTTCTTTCAGTTATCGCACACTTTCGGGACGCCGAAAAAGCCCGTAAACACAAGGCTTCCGGGCTTTTTTCGTGGAAAAATGTGAAACTTATTTTTTACAGTTCCACGCCTCATAAAACGCACGGCGCAGATCGTAGAGCAGCCGCTCCGAGTAATAATGCTCCAGCGCGATGCGGCGGATCGACTTGCCGCTCGTCACCACTGCAAACAGCGCACGGTATTTCTGCCGATCGCCGTGCGTCACCGTGTAGCACAGCCGTTCGATCTTTTCCTGCACCGCCGGCGGCTGTGCATCATAGCGGCGGCAGGTGCGGTAGATCATCTGCTGCTTGGCATAGCCCATCTTCAGGCTGCGCATCTTCTTCTGCGTCGTCATCTTCTGCCTCCCGTGATGTTACCCGTGATGTTATAGGTCATGGCTTTGCGGCACAAAAAGACCGTCACAAACGTGCCGGACATCGGCGGCGCGCCCGGGTCGGCCGCGTCGAAGCTGTCGATCTGCGTCTTGTAAATATCGTAGTCCGGGTAGCGGTCGGCAAGCTCCGTGAGGTCGCCCGTCTCGACGATGCGATCTACCGCCGCGCGTGAGATCGCGCCGATGCTTTCGTGCACCTGCGGCTCGACCAGGTTACGGCTGCGGCTGTACTGCTTGTCCGTCTCCTTCTGCTTGTCGTAGATGATGTACTTTGACAAGCCCGTCAGCCCGCCGTCCTCGTAGTCGCCGTCCTTGCCGCAGGCAAATTCCAGCGGCGTCGCGTAAACATAGCTTTTGCCCGGCAGCCCGCCGTTGTTCCACATGCGGCGGAAGAAGTAGGGATTGTCGGTCAGCGCCGGGCAGGCGTTGACAACAAGGTGATGATGCGCACGGCCGCCGTGCTTGCCGCGCTCGGTGCAGTATATGTATTTCAGCTCCACGCCCGCCCGCTTGTACGCGCGCTTCAGGCGGCGCAGAAAGCGTCGGATGCAGCCCTGCGCCGCCTCAATGTCCGGGCTTTCGCCGTCGTAGGAGAGGCGGCATGCAAAGTCAAGGTCGGTGAAGTTCGCATGCAGCAGATCCCGCAGATGCAGCTCGCGTCGCTTTTGATTGTATTTTTCCTGTGCCGCCGAGGACGGACGGAATTGCTTTGTCCGTCTGCCGCGATGGTAGTTCCGCACCGGGAACCAATGTACGCGCATATAGTCCCCCGCAGCGATCTCCACCTGCTTGATTCTTGTCGCCATGTTTACCTCCTGCAAAATTGATCTCAAAAGAGGGCGTCCGCGCCCTCTCTGCCGGTGCTGGAAAATCAGAGATTTCCCACACCGGCATTCACGCCCCGC